CTCTGCTCAGTTACCTACGTCGGTCTAACCGGCGGCGCACTCTGTCCTGGGTGCGTTGGCACACGCGCTGTGGCCACAGCGATGTCCAATGGTCGTCAACCTTAAATCCCGGTTGACTATGGGTCATGGAGATGTACTCATTACCTATGAAAGTGCAAACTACGGTAATTACAACAATGCTAGGGGCTGGTAGTGCCCTTGCCATTGGCGCCTTCGCCTGGGCCCGAACTCGGCGAGAGCGCCGGCTAAAGCTACTACAAGAGTCGTTTACACGGCAAAATCACGCGATACACGCAATACCGCATGTGAATGACGTAGAGGAGATCGAAGTGGAGGACCGCACACCCCGGGAGTTGACCAAGTTCCGGGCGTTTGTTTATGCGGAATTCAAGTCGGTCCGACCTGCGTTGAAGTTCACGGCGGCGAATCACGCACTGGCCATGCGCGAGATCGCGGCGATAATTCGAGAGGAAAAGCCTGATATGCGGGGGACGCATTTGGCGGAGCACGTGCGCGTTATACTCGCATGTGTGTTCACACCGTCAGATGAGGAACTTGCACTCCATGCGCTCCTGACGGCAGAGCCGACTCTTATTGAGCGGATTTGCCGTTGGGTTCCGTTCTACACTCCCGAATTGACCGTGGCAGAACGAACACGCGCCTTAACGTACCAAGCGTAGAGGGGCCCAGAGTGGGTGCGGGCAATTCAAACACGTTGTCCTCAAGAAGCCCTGTGGTTGAGAGAAATCCCACAGAAATGGCGTGATTGGGAGCTTACACAAACGTGCAAGAATAATGTGGTAGTCCGCATTACTGCTTTGGGTACCGACAAGGTACGGCGCATATACCAGCTCTTCCCTGGCGGTGGGGGAGCTCAGTTCGGAGTGCACAACTGCGATGTGCACACCACCCTACGGGGGTTGATCGAGAGAGTGTTTTGTGACAAAGGAGAGGATGGGAACTACCGAATTATTCCCAGACCCAACACAAACCACGTCCGACGGATGCTGACAGTGCAACGCAATGCATTACTCAGGTGCTCGAAACCTGTCACCCGAATGTCCTACTCTGACTTTTGTCAGTCGTACTCGGGTCGCAGGCGAACGCTGTATGAGAATGCGCTAGCCACACTGTCGGTGTCGCCAGTTTCTGAGCGCGACGGCAAGCTTACAAGTTTTGTGAAGGCTGAAAAGCTGAATCTTACTGCAAAGGCAGATCCGTCGCCGCGGATGATCCAACCGAGGAGCGTGCGTCATAGATTGGCGCTAGGTGTGTACACGAAACCGCTGGAGGGGATGCTGTTCGAAGCAATTGATCGACTTTGTGGGTGCAAGACGGTCATGAAAGGCCTAAACGCTGACCAGCGTGGCGCTGCTATTAGCAGTGCTTGGGCCAAGTTTTCCAAGCCTAGGTGGGTCGGCCTGGATGTGTCGCGTTTTGACGCGCACGTCTGTGCCGGACTACTGGAGCTTGAGCACTCAGTGTACCTAGCCTGTTTTAAGGGTAACAAGGAGCTAGCTCGCTTGCTGCAAATGCAGCTGTCCAATTGCGGGATAGTTATTTGCCCAGACGGCGTTATACGATATAGGGTACACGGAGAGCGGATGTCTGGCGATATGAACACCGCGCTAGGTAACGTGATCATCATGATCTTGGCTCTGAGGACATAC